GAAAAGAATCCGTACTTCTCGGCGTTCTTATTGCCCGCAGGACCCGTAGCGTTCTTATTACCAAGCTGTGCAATAGCATTTTTGTGTGCACCCTTTTTCTTTTTTTGTGTGCACCCTTTACGGTTCCAGTTATATCTCTTCTTCCACGATTTTACCGTGTTGAGACTAACACCATATTTATCGGCAATATCCTTATATTTCATGCCGTTCATATAATCTTGTTCAGCTAGTTCGTACTTCTCCTTTGCCAAGCCTCACCACCTCTCTTTTCGTCGTTTTGTAAGTATTAAAAAAGAGCCCCTAAGGACTCTTTTCGTTTATGGTAATCTCATGATAAATTGTCTATCTTCTAGCTTATCCAACGAACCCTTCGTCGCATTATGTAGAGTTACGTTTGCAATTATGTCCGCAGCTCTTATAAGCGTTTTACTCCTAGAATCATAATACTTTAGGTTTAGACTCTCTATTCCGGGGAACGGCGGCTTAAAAAAATGCTGATAATTATAGTTGAAAGTGCCGTTCTTAAGCTCTTCTATTAAAGACTCTTTAAGTTCATATTTGCCGTTTGTTGCCGTGGTGTGTTCATCTAACGCAAAGCGTAGATGTTTAACATCTACATCGCGTAGAGCCCCGCTTGCAACCAATTCCATTAAGTGCTCTTTTATCCCCCGCTTAAAAGCATAATCAAGGAATCGCTGTTTAGTCTTCTTGACCGCGAAGATATTTTTATCAACAAGGTTCTGATCTATAACTACCGAACCGCGATGAAAGGAATTCAAAGACTTGTATAGCTGCATCTTATGTTTAGGCCGTAAATTAAACGCTTTCAACTCATCTAATCCGCTATAGTAGGTCTTCTCTCTTAGTATTTTTTCTATAGCAAGATACTTTCTAGCGGCGTCCTCCGTCTCTTTTCCGAGACACAAAACCCATGCAAACACATAATAATCATAATGTTTAACGTCAAAAACGCCTGATTCGTCAGCGTAAATAAAGATTTTCATGTTTCTCCTTAATTAAAAAAAAACCGCCACGTGGCGGCCCCGTGGCCGACGACTTTACAAGTCGCTTAGACAATAGTCCGGTAACACGAGTATACAGTGCATCTCTACCTGTACTGATAGTCTATGTTATTAATTATGGAGAATCAATACTTCTAGCCAACTATTGATTTTATCTATACAAATTGTGTATTTTCCCAATAAAAATCTATAGATGAACTTTATTTCACAAAAAACCCGATACCAAACGGTACCGGGCAACACCTTATTAAGTTTGACTTTAAATGGATTTGTTTAGGCAGTGCCGCGAGGGTCTATTCTTCCCCTCTCTAGCTTTGCTTGAGTATATCATAAATCAACATAGTACCTCTAATCAAGTAAAACGACCTCTAATCTTTTGAGAATATCTTGATGTTTTTGATACAGCCTCTGATATGAATAATTCATCCTATCCGCAGCCTCTTTCCACAGCAATCCCCGTACGTATATCGCATACACAATATCCCTCTCCAGTGGGTCGCTTAACGTATCAGCAAACAACGCAGCTTTATATACAAGCTCTGCTAGCTCCTCTATATCTCTCCCGACTTCCGCCCGTAGGTCAACTGCCATACTTAGACAGTCGCTAGCTGAGTCGCACACACTAGACTGTACCTTCTCCTTGTACTCAATTGCTCCGCCAGTTGCTCTCGTCTCGTATAGCTCAATACGTTGCATCTTGCGCTTGATGTGCTTGCGTAATCTAGGGATGCGCAGTAGTTCCTCTTTAGTTATCACGCTCATTGCTTTACTCCTTTGCAATCCTAATAAGCTGCCTCTGAATCTTATAGTCTTTGTAAAGTTCCACGAGTCTCTCTGCACACAAAAGGTACTTAACCTTGTCAATCATAATTTCAACGTCAGCAATCTCTTCGATGATCGCTTCCTCGTCTTTAGAATCTATCGCCTCTATTAGCTCGTTAATTTCTTCTTTGCACTTCTCTAGCTGGTGTTCCTTCCCGTAGTGGTGGGCTATAAATATTAAATCTTCTCTAATCACGTCGCACCTCCATATCTGTAATAATCACTATCACCATTAGTACCGTTGCTGCTATATACATCCCTTGCCTGTGTCCTATGAATAAATCCAGTAGCGGAACGATAATCAGGTATATCATCCCTACATCGAACACTAGGTACAGCCAGTTAGCCGCTATTATGTTGCCCCTGTAGTGCTGCACTAGGGCAATTACGCCTAGCAGCATTAAGGCTATTAGTTTAATTAGCATGACTCCTCCTTAATCCTCTTGATTCTTGCCTTTAACGAGTCCATGACGAACTGCTGTACATCGTCCTTCCTCGCTAGTGCTGCCATAACGTCCTCGTCTCTCGTCCCCACACACACTAGGTGGTGTATGATAACCTTCTCCGTTTGTCCTTGCCTATGCAGTCTCTTGTTAGCCTGCGTGTATAGCTCGTAGTTCCAGTTGAGTCCGAACCACACAACGTGATTGCCTCCTTGCTGCAGATTAAGGCCATACGCTGATGATGCCGGATGCGTAAGTAATATATCTATCTTGCCCGCGTTCCAGTCGTCCTCGTCCTGTGTCGTCTTAAGCTCTCGAACAACAAGCCCTGTCTTGGCTAATGCCTTCTGGAGTCTCTCTCTGTCGTGCTGATAGTTATAAAAGACTAGTGCGTTCTTACCCGAAGCGCTAAGGCTCTCGACAAGCTCCATAAACGCCTCTATTTTGCATCCGTGTACCTCGTGTACACTGTGGTCTTCTCCGTAGATTGCGCCGTTACCTAGTTGCAGTAGCTTGTTCGATAATGCAGCTGCACTCGTAACAGTTACCTCGTCGTCCGGAAGTTCAAGCACCATCTCTCGCTCTAGCTCCCTATAGGCTTTTGCGGCTTTCGGATCTAACTCAACAGGTATCTCATGCATAATGCAGTCTGGTAGTTCTAAGTAGTCGCTAGCCTTCATGGATACGCATATGTCTGATATGGCGCTTAGTATTGCCTCTTCTGAACCCTGTTTAGCACTGTACTTGTACACAATACCGTTGTGCCTTGGCCCCGCATCGAAGTATCTTTCACGGAACCCCGCATATCTAGTGCCTAGCCTTGCGCCTTCATCTAGCAGATACAGCTGTGCCCATAGGTCAGCAAGCCCGTTAGGTGAAGGTGTTCCCGTCAGCTCTACAATTCGCTTAATCCTAGGCGCCATTGCTGATAGTGCTTTGAACCTCTTCGCTTTGTGACTCTTAAAGCTAGATGACTCGTCTATGACTACCATATCGAACGGCCAATCATTTTTGTAAAAATCAACTAGCCACACCACATTTTCGCGGTTGATGATATATACGTCTGCGGGTTCATAAAGTGCCCTTATGCGCTTTTTCTCACTGCCTAGTACCCTGCTGATGCGTAGGCACTTCGTATGATCCCACTTGTCTTTTTCTTTTGACCACGTACCCTCCGCGACCTTCTTAGGTGCAATAACAAGCACCTTGGATACTGCGAAGCGGTTATACTTAAGCTCCTTGACTGCTGATAGCACTATTGATGTTTTCCCAAGTCCCATATCCAGGAACAGTCCTAGCCTAGGTGTATCAATAATGCGATTAATGCAGTGCCTCTGGTATTCATGTGGTGTATATTCCACGTTTTATCACCTCGCTAATCTGCGTTCTAGCCTGTATGCTGCAGTATCTAGTCCGAACTCTAGGAAGAAGTCACGAACCTCTGACAGCCCGTGTAGTACTCTTACCGTCTGCCCTAGTTCAGCAATCCGTCTGCACTGTAGATCCTGCAGCTTTGATAAACTGCCTGTGTCCGTTTTAAGTTCGACAAATACTATTTGTCCTCCGGGCAGCATCGCAATCCTATCTGGCACACCGTCGTTTCCCGGGCTCGTGAACTTATATGCCTTGCCACCCGCTCTCTTAATCTCAGCCGTGAATATTTTCTCTATGTCTTTCTCAAGCATTTTTGCGCCTCCTCAAACTCGTCAACTGACAACTCTATTACGCGTATATAAGATATAATTAGGCGATTTAGGTAATTTAGGTAATATTAGGTGTCTCTATTACTATCTATTTTTTATCTCTTATAGGTTTTTGGTTGACATAGTTGACAAATAGATATAATTATTAGTTTTCCAATGGTTTTAGTGTCAACTGCAAGCGTCAACTTGCGTGTCAACTCTCTTTTTGCGGTTGACGTCGCTTTGTCAACCGTTTTTGTTGTCAACCGCTCTTTTTACTAAATGGTTGACACCCTTTTGAACCCTTTTTGCCTCCCGTGTGGGCCACATCTTATGTTTGTTCTGACCTTTTCCCAACCTGGTATCTTCCTTAATACCCTCGCAATCTCGTTCCTGTTTTGCGGCTTAAGATACTTGATATCGCCGTTAAGACACTCCGCCCATATCTGCGCTATACACACTCTGTCCATCGGTTCAAGCTCGCCCTCATATGCTGCGTTGCCGTTAAGGAACATCCTGCGTTCCTGCACCGTCATATCTAGCCAGTTAGTAGGCACTTTAGTGTCGAGGTAATCTCTTATACTGCCCTCAAGCGCGGAGTAATCGCTGTGTTCGTCCTGCACCTCTAGTGCTATAGCCTCAATCTCTTTTGATAGAAAGAGTTTTTCACCTAATAGGTAGTACGCATAGGCTTCCGCCCATATCTGGTCTACTTCGCCCGGAAGATCGTCCCATACCGATTTAGTGGGTTCATATATGCCTACATCTATAGGCCAAAATCTACGATTTCCCGTGTCATCTTTAAGGAACTCAACCTCGTTAGACGTACCAAAGAAAACGCACCTACGGGGGTATCTAGCTGTCCTGCGGCCATATGGTGCGCGGTATATGTCGTCCACCTTAGACAGGAACTGCTTAACTGCGTTAACCTCTTGTCTGTTCATAGCAGTTAGCTCTCCTACTTCGACTACCCATACACCTTGTATAAGCTCCGCGGCTTCCTTGCCCTCGAATGTGGTGAGCGAGTCACTGAACCAAGCTTTACCTAAGATAGATAAAAACGTACTCTTACCTATTCCCTGTGGTCCTGCGAGTATCGGCATGTAGTCGTACTTGACAAAATCCCTCATAGCTCTAGTAACTGCTGCGCATAGTGACTTATGCATAACTGCCCTTGTGTATAGGTTATCTTCTGCGCCCAGGTAGTCGATAAGAAGTGTGTCTAGTCTCTTAACCCCGTCCCACTTAAGGCTACGTAGGTACTTCCTAACGTCGTTGAACTTGTGCTTACCTGATACGATAGTAAGTGCGTTACTGAGTAAGTCCTTGCCCTTGATGTCGTAGTAGAGTTCCATGTAGTTCGCGTAATTAGCATCGTCATTATCCGTCCAAGGTCTCTGATTAGTTCCCTTATCCCATGGCAATGCGCCCAGCACAACACCTTGATTGGCGAACTCGTCAATAGCTATCTTGTCCTTAAGTAGTGGATCGTGTTCGAGTATCATCACCGCATTGTTGATAGTCTTCTTAATCTGCCCGCCAGAGTCCAGTGCGAGCTTCGATATCCAGTCAGTATCGATATCCTCTTCGTTAATAGGTAGTATGTTATCTTCCTTAAATGCCTCATTAGCTGCCTCGATGCGCTCCCTAGCCATGATATCGGTTACAGCCTTGTCGTTAGCTGCTAGGGTCTTCATAGCGAGGAATGAGGGTAGCCTGTTCATTGGAGTACCCTCCTTCGCGTCGTCGTCTCTATCGCCATACATATGTAGCCTTACGAGGTCCCATGCGTTGACTAGCTGACCACTGCATGGGTCCGTAGCGTGGTGCGAAAAGAGGAAAAGGTCGCCATCATATATGACAGCACCACCCGCTGTGCTACCGCCTGTGTATGTGTAGCGTCCTGGGTCGTCGGTTGCCTCATACATACCTGGTATGAACTTCTCCATAGCCTCCTGTATGGTGTAGGTCCTGCAGAACGCACCGACTATGCCGTGCTTGGTCGTTGGGTCTTCTTGCTTTGCGAGGCGCCTTTTCTCTATAGCATCTGCACCAGGTATCTGTGGCCACGTCGATATATCTTGCCAGTTATCATATAGTGCAAGTATGCCCTTCCCCGAGCAGAACGCACTATCGTATATCTCACACACATACTGGCTATCACTTGAGCAGCTTGGCCAGTACATAAGACGTGATGCCTCGAATGTAGTCGGGTCGCAGTACACTAGCCCTATCATCTCGGCTAGTTTGCGAGCAATTGGCTCGTACTCGTCCGCTGTTACTGTCTGGTCGAGCGGAATAATGACTCTTAGTCTAGGCGAGTAGTCGCTGTGCTTACGTGTGCTGTAGACAGCAGCTGCACAGCCTAGTGATCCGACGCGCTTAAGGATGTCATTAGTACCGCCTCTAGGTACGTTGTCGAGATCGAGAGTGACAAGGTCACGCCCTGTCACTGCATCAGCCTTGCGGCGGCCTCCTGCGAGGCTGCCCCCAACGAAACCACCAACGTCCTTAAGCTCGTCTTGCTTAGCCTTCGTGTAGCCAAGATACTCCTGCAGTGTCTCCTTCGACTTAATAGGCGTCTTAAGCTTCTCGCAGTATTCCGACCACTTAAGGCTGCCCGTTACCCAGTTAATGGACTTGCGGCTGCCTGCGGTCGCTATTGTAATATGTCTATCGTTAATCATGAGTGTTAGTCCTTCATGTAGTAGTTTGATTCAAAACCTGCGCCAGATAGCGGCAGTCCCTCTGCCCACGGTATCGGCTCAGAAAATATTGTGTTAACATCATCGAGCTTGTCTTCTAGCTCTGCCTCAATGACGATCTCATCGTGTATGTGCATAACGGGCTTATATCCTGCCTCTATGCACCTATGCAGTGTTATCTCTAGGCAGTCTCTGGCGATTGCCTGTACGACGTTCTCTATGAGCTTGCCTCCGTACGTCTCTTGCGTCTCCCACTTCTTGTTAGATTGGTTAATGCCCTTGTACTCAATGGATGGGTGCCCCCAACGATTAGTACCTAACCCAGGTGAGCAGTAGAAGAGCTTGCGCCCAGATGGTAGCTCAATAGTGAAGTACTTAAGACCGTTAATGATATCTAGTTCAGACCTTAGAGTAAGTCCGTTAAGGTAAGTAGTATCGCCCGTATCTATAGTGTGTATAGCGAGCTTGTTCATCCTGTCCCATAGCTGCACTATATTAGGGTTAGCCGTGCGCCACTTACTCACGATATCGGGAAGTTCATCCTCCGGGATACCCATATTAAGGGCTCCCATTTGGATTAATGCATTAGAGCTACCTTGATAACCTAGTGCTAGTGTGGCAACCTTGCCCTTTTGTCTTAGATCACCATTGACTCCGTGCTTCTCGACCGGAACACCGAACATCTGAGATGCGGTTGCGCAGTAGATGTCACCGCCACTCTTGAATACATCTAGTACCCAGTTCTCACCCGCTAGCCACGCTATTACACGAGCCTCTATGGCGCTGAAATCGGATACGATGAACTTCTTACCGTCTGCGGGTATGAACGCTGTTCTAATCAGCTGTGAGAGTGTGTCCGGAACATTTCCATATATTAGCTTGAGCCCTCTGTAGTTGGCTGTTCTTACAAGCTCCCTTGCCTCATCTAGTGTCTTAATGTAGTTACGAGGTAGGTTCTGCACTTGTACGAGTCTGCCCGCCCATCTACCTGTGCGATTGGCCCCATAGAACTGCAGTAGCCCTCTTACTCTTCCATCCTTGCCTCTAGCCTCAGCCATTGCCTTGTACTTGGATACTGAGGACTTACCGAGTTTCTGGCGAAGCTCTAGCGCTGCCCTTACGTTCTCCGGAAGCTCTCCGTCTAATAGATCAGACACAGTGTCCTTACGTAGGTTATCTACTTCGATACCTTGCGACTTGACCCAACCGAGCAGCTGTGCGTTTGAGTTAGGGTTAGATAGTCCGGTAACGGCTTTTGCCTCGTCTACTAGCTCTGCTGTGCTCATATCGTCTAGTGTTAGAGCCCCTGTGAGTAGGCGGTCATCTATCGCAACACCTCTTGAGTTGATATCTATATCCTCTACCCACGCTGCCCAAGTCGCCTCCGGTACCGGGTGGGTAGTTAGCTTCTTAAGTATGCTACTCTCTGCCTCAACGTCTTGTCTGTTGTACTCCTTGAATAGCTCCCACTTCTCTGGAGCATGCTTAGGTAGGTTACGAGAGCGGTTGCCATTAGACTTAGTCGGCTTGCAAGGCTTACAGAAGTAATTAATTAGTGCTTTGCCAGCTGATAGCTTCTGCTTGTCCTGCGGGAGACCTATTGCCTTGCCTATCGCTTCTAGTCCTGCGGGATATCCGCAGTAGAGCCCGTGTATCATAGTGCAGCGCCACTGCTCTATTGGTGTAGAATAGCCTGCCCTATTAAGGCATATCCACTCGAACGAGGCATTATATGCGTGCTTGATAACTGTCTCGTCTGCTAGTGCTGTAACTATGTGAGGTGGTATCTCTTCTCCGGACACAAGGTCGATAACCTTAGTTGGCTGTGCGTCCTCTTTATATGCAAAGAGGAGGACTTCGAAGTCCTCACTCTCTGCATACTTGTGAGCACCTGCCTTACCGATGTCAACGCTACTATATGTCTCTATATCAATACTTAGGTGCTTCATGGCGTCTCCTTAAAATGGTACGTTGTCTACTGGCTGACCAGTGATAGGGTTAACTTGTGGCTGTGTCTGCTGTGGTGCACCGAATGCCTGTGCTGCTGATGGTGCTGCTCCGCCTAGTGCCTCTCCGTCTCCGAGCTTCTGAACGGGACCGAGTGAGCAACCTACGCCCTTCTTACCGTTGAAGTTATATGGGAAGAACTCTACATTAACTCTTGCGTAGCATCCACTGTACACCTCGCTGTGGTTGATGATAGGATTGCCCATTGCATCTACTACTTCTGGTGGATAATCTGCGCTTGATCTAGCGCTGAACACCCAGTGTCCCTTGCACTCCTGCCCGAATGGAGTACCGTCCTGCTTAACTCCATCTCCATCCCATATCGGCGTAGGTACTACTGGAGGAACTACACCGTTGTAGCATCCGCTAGAACCCTTCTGCTTTGCCGCCTCGATAGCTGCGTCAATACGTCCCTTGGTAGCCGTGTCTGTCTTAGGTAGCAGAACCGTTACGCTGTACTTTGGTTCCTGTCCTTCGATGTTTGAATAGGGCTTGAAAAGGTGTGCGTATGATAGTCTTACTTCTCCAGTTGTTACATTTGTCATGTCTCCGATTGCCATAATTTCTTTTCCTTTCTCCAATTCGTATGCATAGTCGTTTAGATAATCTCTGCCTAAACTCATATGAATACCTCCGTTACTTAAATGCCTCTTTGGCTGAAATCTTATTAGTGATAGCTTGTCTTTTATCTGTACTTGGTACGAGTGTAGGCTTGCCTGGGTTCTTAATTACATACTCACCCGCTACATCTGCGAAGTGCGCTTTACCCATTAACTTCTCCACTTGTGCCAATGTTAGAGGCTTGCGTTCATACAGCATTGCCTCGTCTGTACCGTCTTCTGTGATAGCCTCGAATGCTGCGTCCATATCTGTCCATGCTCTCGAGCCTCTACCTTCAACCGCCTTGTAGCCGTCTACATCTCTTCCAGCTAGACACTCAGCTAGCGCGTAGTCTTGTAGTTCTGATAGCCACTTGGCTACATCTTCGCCCTTACGTAGGTACTCTCCTACTTCCTCATTAGTGATAAGTGGCGGCTTTTTGTCTATATCGAATGCGAGCTCTATGTTCTTATCTGCCCTAGCTCTGCACTGCTGCCTTGCCCTGCAGAACCTACACCAATCACCCGGTGTATATTCGCCCTCACCATTAATAGCGACAGCAGCTAGCACCTTGACTTTATCTCCGAAGCGCTTAAGCCCCGCTGCTGTAAATTCACAACTATTAGTGTTGTCAATTCTTGGCTGAACAATGCTTATCTTGACCGTGTCTATAGCGAACAGCATCTTGTATGCTTCTAGTGCGCCTAGAGCGTATATCATGAGCTGTGGGTTATTCTCTGCAGATACTGGTACGCCCTTGCCATATTTAAGGTCAATAATGTGTAGTGTCTTCTCTCCTATCATTACGCAGTCGGCTGTTCCGAAACCGCCTGGGATGTATGCTGTTAGATCAAGTCTTTTCTCGATAGCGATGTATGGTGTCTTCTCAAACTCCATAGCTGCCTTACGGATGTATGCAACGTAGTCGTCTGTGTATCCATCCATTTCCGGCTGATAGAGTTCATTCTTCTTAATCTTGTTGAGCGTTCTGGTCAGAGTTGCCTTACGATAGCTCTGTGTGTTGAATAGGTGCTGCAGCTTCGCTTCTGCCATCTCATGGGCAAGTGTTCCCTCCTTCGCAGCCTCTGAGGTAGTGTCTGGGAACTGCGACTCTAGCAACGCACTAGGTGTACAGTTCATCCATCTGTGCGCGCCACTTGCTGATAGCAGCGCGTGTGCTCTGTCCTTGTGTCCTGCCATTAGATATCAGCTCCTAACTGTCTTAGATCAAGTGCGAATGCTCCGAACTTACCAGGTGTGAGTTCTGGTAGCGAGCTTACGCCATGCTTACCTAGAAGTGCCGCGATATCATCCATCGATACACCCTTATCCATCAGTGCGATAGCTGCTTTCTGTAGCTCGTCTGCTGTGTAGCTCTTTGCCTCTGTAGGTACTGCTGTCTGCGGCGTAGGTGTCTGTGGAGTAGAGTCGTCAACTGCTCCGCCACCTGCAGTCCATACTGGTGCAGCACTCCCAGGCATTGGTGCCTGCGTTGGCGTCTCAACTGGTATTGAGCTCGCACAGTCCATACTAGGTGCTTGTGGTAGCTCCTCTGCTGACTCTGCACTTGCCTTGCCGTGTGTCTTAATTGACTCAGCTAGGGCCTTAAGAGTTCCGTTTTTTGTCACCTCGATAGCCTCTTCCGCGTTCATTTGTAGTATTAATTCCATTTTTAGCCTCCTTAATTGCTTCTTGAAATTCCTTTATTTTTTTT